GTTATGCGGTATATAAGCTCAAAGAACTTGGTTTGACTGAAGGTGCTGCAGGCTTAGAAGTGCTAATCGACGATGGGCTTCTCAGGATAAACATTAAGAGAGACAAGAACCACGCGAATTTAAAGGAGGCGGTGAGGATCATCGATGCGGTTTACAAGTTTGCAGGGCAAAGTATCAGCTGGGACAAGACATTTGTGAGCCAGGTTATGTGTCAGTACTTGAACAGAGTCTACTATGACGGAATCGAAGTTACACCTGGTGCGAAGGCCTTCCTTAGAATCGGCAAGAACCAAGAGTGTGCAGTCCCCACTTTGGCTGATGATCTGATGGCCCACGCCGCTACTACACGTGGTGCAATACAGAGCGGAACTCATCACATGATGGCATATTTCGCTTATTGCATTGAGATTTACAAGACATTAAAAAGGTGGGGATTGAAGCATGTTGACAAAGAATCCATGGATAGAATTGCCTTTGCTCTCCATGTACCCATTGGGCTCGGAGGTTTGGGGATCTCAACACTATTTGGGCTTTCAACCAATGAGAGTTTGAGCTCACTCCAGTCAGGCGTTGCCGCAATGAAGATGATCGTTGCACAATTCCCAGGATATAGGCAGTTTGCTAATTCATTCTTGAACGCTGACATAAGGCCAATGTCTACAGAGGGCATTTTGCGTAACCCAATGGCTATGCGGACAACTCATAGATGCTTGAATATCAGAAGATTTGCTAATGTGGCAAAGGCATTCATTCTTCGGAACTCGACGAACGCGCTAATCAAAGAAGCGAATCGCGGGACTTTCGATGAATCGGATGAAGCCATCATTAACACGATTGCAACTGATACCAACATCTCAGAGCTTAAGCGCAAGCATTTGTGGGATATGACGATCGCATCATACTTAGATACCGTTGTCGGGAAATTACAGAATAGTTCCACTGCTGCTGCACTCATTGGAGCAAAGAGGACTCTTGCTATTTACATAGCAAACAGGGGAGAAGCTAAGATGTTGATAAATGAGCTGGCATCGGGCATCCTCTCTGTCAGGTTTAAGTGATAGGCCATAATCACAGTAGTTATGTTTGCATGTTTAGAGGCTCAATTCGTCGTTCGGCTGGTAGTCAAGTTAATGGGCTCCCTGAAGCGGGACATGGTCTATTTCCTTTATGTCGCTATCAACCTTTAAATAAAACCGGTAAAAGTAGTATTTAAAGTTTTCCTCACCACTGCTACTAAAGGTGCACTTACTCCAGAATCAAATGCTGTTTTGCTTATTGTTGATTTTCCCTGTTTTGTCATTTTTCTTGTTATTCAATTTTGTCAGTTCTGAAGTGTCGCAAATGTTCCTGGATTTAC